CATAGAGCCACTGAGTTCTATCTGGCATGGCAGGAGTTTCGATCTGTGCCAGATCCGAGTTAGCTACTGACCAGGCCACACAATCATCATCATCAGCAAACACCGGAACGCCGGCCAACACAGCTGCTACTGAGCTGGAACTGTTGCAAAACACCGCGGCCCATGCACTAGCAAGATCCTGTTGTAAACTATGACCTGGTGTGCTTTGTGTGACTCCGGGCAAGTGGGTCAGTGCCGAAAGATCTAATGGGTTTTTGGGATGAGGTCTGATCAAGATGGGCCTTGCTGTAAGTTCACGCAGGCGCTGTACAGTACGATGAGTCCATGCCGCCATGTCAGTGCCTTTCATCGACCACCCACCATCACGTTGCAAGCATACCACGACATGTTGACCTTGATCCCGCCAAGGTTGCAAGTCCAGTCCAAGTTTGGCCTTGATCTCGCGCCATTTGTGATCACTGCTGTTGGTGTTGGCATAGTTGTTGGTATTGTAAAACACACCATCTAAACTGTAACGAAGGAAGTGGCTGTTGTTGTCCGTAAACTTAAAACAACTGGCATCTATGGGCATGACGTGATGGCCTGTGTGCCGTTGATGGTCAATGACATTTTGCCGTAGTTGTATGTGCGGGCCACGAATCTTGGTACCAACCCAGCCTAGAATCACAGCCAATCTACAATCAATCACTTGAGGTTGAGATTGTACCAGCACTCGAGCACCCTGTGCCTGTGCGCCTTCAGCAAAAGCACGCAGAACTTCAACTTTGCGATTACGGTCAGCAATCCTGGGCAGGCTACTGAGATAAACTACAACATCATACATGATACTGTTTTGTGAGTTTGAGCGCAGTGCCATCATACATTTCTTGTTGAGTAAACTGACTGTAAGTCAGCGCACACAACCAATCTCCCACAGAACCACGATACAGGTCATTGATCTGGCCCAAGTCGTTGCGTGCCACCGCACTGGAAATGTGGCGACCCAAGGTTATCACAGGTATGCCCAACCATATGGCTTCAATGGCAGCTGCACTGCTGTCACTGATCACACAATACACGTCTTTGTCGTTGAGTAAATCTTCAAACAAGCTGGTACGTATTTTTCTTGACTGTTGTTTTTTGCGCCACTCTATGGGTCGATCTGTGTGCTGTCTCAGCTCCAGTTCAACCTGTTGTTGCCAGGTTTCTTGAGTTGTACCCAGGATCCGATGGTAGTTGTCACTGGCACATACCACAACAATTCGGGAACCTTCGCGCCGCCAGGGCACAGGCATGCTGGGCAATAGACCCACACGATCTGCAGGAAAATAACCATGGGGTGTATTGTGGTGCAAGTAATCTTGCACCAACCTGTGCCAGAGTTTTTTACTGGTCAGGAAGTTGGTATAGCCCGAATCAATGAACCAAAAAGGCAAGCTGTTGGCTAATCTATGCTCGAGCAAGGTTTCGTTGTTGATGATATTTCTAATGATCACCGGCTGGTCGTCGGGCACTGGGTCTCCGGCAATGATCCAGACTGGTTGATCGGTCAGTTGTTGTCCCACGGCCTTGACAAAGTTTTTTGTGCCACCGGCCACATAGGAATCTACCAGCCGTTGACCATCGATGCCTAGCCGGTCATAGTTTTTTTGCAACCAGGCTATCAACGGCCTATACTGGCGTTTGTATTGGGCCACGACGACATCTTTGTAGGCTTCAAGATCCTGTCTGAGCTGTGCGTTTACAGTGTTAAAATCGATGTCTATGAGACCAGATTTGGCCCAGCGTTTGCGGCATTTGTTGATGTAGGCAGTGGTATTGGCCCACTCGGGGCGAATCTTTTTCAGTTGTTGTGCCAGCATGCGTTTGGCCAATTCAGACAAGATTTCATCACGGTTCAGCACCAGATACATGTTACCAGCCCATGATTAAATCGTGTTTGACCTGCCTGAACACTTGTGCTCCCCAACTTAGCAATAGTTCCACGGCTTCGCCGTTGTCGACTATGCCAGTGTCTTTGTGGAATTTTTGTTCGACCACTATCACAGGCCTGCAGGCCTTGATGTAGTTTTCACCACCTAGGATAATATTATGCTCGTATCCTTCGCAATCTATTTTGATATAGTCTGTTGGGGGCAAATCCATGCTGTCCAGGGTTTTCATTTGTATTCCACCCCGACCAAAACTAGCAGGATCCACATGACTGTGACCAGTATTGTCTGGCGTGATGATCATGTCAATCATGCTGTTTTCTACACCCAAGGCACAGTCATAAATGTTTAGATTTGTGGCTGGAACATTTTTGCGCAGGCAATCTCTGAAATCAGCCACGGGTTCAATGGCATGCACTTGTTGGAAAAACTGGCAAAGATCTCGAGTCCATAGGCCCACATTGGCACCTATGTCTATGGCCACATTATGTTTTTTACAATAAGGTATGCTGGCTCGGCGTACAGGTTCCTGATACACTGCTTGGCCGCCTTTGGCAATATTTCTGGACAACATTTTTGCAAAATGTGTGTCTTGGTCTGGAAACCACCAGTGGTGTGCTTGATGCATGTTTATCCCGATCTAGATTTGGGTGCTTGTAGAACACTGCGCCAATAAGGATGATCTGCATGACTGATCACTTCTTTGGCTTTGCTGTGACCCAGCACCTTGCGCTCGCCCTTGACATGATCCATGTAGCGGCCCAGTTCGCTGTTGATAAATGGATGTCCTGCCAACCCTTTGTCCGTCCAGGAAGGATTTAAATTGTAAAATTCATTTTTGGGTTGATATTGTTTGCGTATGACATCCCAGATATAGCTGTCGTGCCATTCACGCTCGTCAAAGATACGATCAGTGTTGTACATGCCCACAAAGTCGGCTACGAAGTTTCTTGTAGCTGGGTGATCAAGATTGTAGGCCACCCAGCCACATTCTGAATGATACTTTTCTCCACGACCCAGATAACTGATCATGGCTGTCGTAGGGCACACCTGGTCCAGCCATGCCATGGGCACTGGACTGTGTGTGTGAGTATCGGCATCAATCCAGATCATCCAGCCTGAGCTGATGTTGTTGGCACACAAGGCCACACTAAACACCTTGTAGGCGAATCTCACTGCATTCCATCTAAAGGCTTTTTTTGGATTCCATACTTCTGGAGGGCCGTCCTGACCGTGAGCTAGAGGATTGTTTCGGTGTCGCTCTACAAAGGCTCTACAGTTGGCACTGACATCCAACAAGTCATGCACTCGTGTGTTTGGACGTGTGGTTTGGGGCTGGCAGTTTTCAGCACAGATCACCAGATCAACTTCAGCAGGCCAGTGTTGTTCAAATGTGCTGATCATGCGTTGTGCATATTGTTTTAGACCTTCGTTGTTAAACGAGGTAACTATAGTATATTTCATCGTGGATATTTAGTGATCAAATCAGTGGCCTATTTTCCTTTGCAGTGTGCCAAAAACAGCGTGCCTGTGATGAGTGCCATGCTGGATTCCTTGCGGCAAGCCGGCGTAAGCACCCAGGAAAACAGTTGGGACTCAGATGCAGTGATCATATGGAGTGTGCTATGGGCCGGGCGCATGGCCGCCAATCAGGCAGTGTGGAGTCACTATAGAAATCTGGGTCGTCCAGTGATCATCATAGATGTGGGTGCCTTGTATCGCGGTGAAACCTGGAAGATAGCCCTAAACTCCATCACGGCCAACGGCTACTATGGACATACAGAAAACTTGGATTGGGATCGCCCCAGAAAGCTGGGCATAAGCCTGGCCATCAACCTCAGTCGTAATCCCAGGATTGTGATAGCCGCACAACACGCCCGTAGTTTGCAAGTGGTGGGACTGGTCAGCATGGAAGGTTGGATCTGGTCTCAGGTAGAAGAACTTAGAAAGGTCACGGACAGACCCATAGTGGTCAGACCACATCCTCGCAGTCCTCTTGGCAGTTACATACATATCCACTTGCCCAAGGATGTGATAATAGAACAGCCACAAAAGATAGCTAACACCTATGACAGCTACAACTTGGCCTTTGATTGCCATGCCATCATCAACCACAACTCAGGTCCAGGCATACAGGCCGCTCTAGCCGGCACCAGACCCATAGTAGATCGGTCCAGCCTGGCACATCCTGTCAGCATCAACATGGAAGATATAGAACGGCCTTACACGATAGAAAGAGATCAGTGGTTGGTAGAGATCTGCCACACCGAATACACAGTAGAAGAAATCAAAAAAGGACTATGGTTACACCGACTGCATCTGACCTAGAATACACCGTGACTTCAGGTCCCATAGACTGTGCCTGTGTTATACATGGAAACTTTTACAACTGGGATTATGTCACACGCTTGCACAATATGTTGGCTAGACACATCAGCGTGGGTATCCGGATGCATGTATATACCGAATCAGAACGTCCAGTCCCAGATACCATGATCAAACATGTGTTGCCGGAATGGCACATAGGAGGGCCAAAAAAAAGCTGGTGGTACAAACTGCAGATTTTTAATACCCAACATCACCAGGGTCCTATATTGTATTTTGATCTTGACACCGTGATCACGCAAAACATAGATTGGATCTGGCAAAGCAGTCTCAACTATTTTTGGGCCATTAGAGATTTCAAGTATCTTTGGCGTCCAACCAGTGTAGTGTCCAATACCAGTGTCATGTGGTTTAACACTGTAAGATTTGGACATGTTTACACGGATTTTGCGAACAACGATATCAACAGGATCATGCGCCGTTTACACGGAGATCAAGATTATATTTCTGAAGTGATATCACAGCAACAAAGAAGATTTTTTGATACCAACCGTGTTAAAAGTTGGCGCTGGCAAGCTCTTGACGGTGGGTTTGATTTTTCTCGTAGAAAATATCACAAGCCCGGGCAGGGTACAGATATTTCTGATCAAACTAGTGTGTTGATTTTTCACGGAAAACCCAAACCTATAGATGTCAAAGATCCTGTGATTCTTCAACATTGGCAGTGACAACCCACCAACTGATCCTGCTGATACAAAACCCTACTACATGTAGGGTTTTTTATGGCTTGACCTGAAATCACCTTGATGCTATAATAGTAACATAATGTAGTTTTTTCACAACACTTTTTTAGAAAGACAAATATGAATCAACATTTAAGAGCAGGAGCAATGACCGCAGGCATGATAGCCATTGTATTGGCAACCACAGCATTTTTTTACTTTTTGAGCACCGTGGTTACCGCCAACATGGTTCCCATGATTGTGATTGGGTTGGGTATCACGTCTTGCACTTTTCTTATCTACACAGTTTTTTTAGCGCAAATACGCTATGAAGACTCGCTAAAACGCATGGTTGACAAGAAATAACCGATTTAGTATAATAGTATTATTAAAACAATCAAAGAAGGAGCTAGATGTATG